AGACCTACTCATACAAATCTGTAGAGAACAATTCACTTATCTATAACCGCATCTCTCCACTCTGCCTGGACTACGACAAATCCCACTCCTCTGACTTTATCGAGGATGGTGAATGGGCCGTGTACCAGGACTGGGTAACGCTCTCTGATGTAGTGGACAGGTTCTATCATGTGCTCAAAGAAAAGCATGTGCATGAGCTGGAGAAGCGTGCCATGTATTCCACACCGACCGCCTTCTTCAATTACCTGCGTGACCACGTGACCCTGCAAGACAGGTTCTCCAAGATACCGATCTATCACACAGTATGGAAAGGCCGTAAGAAGATAGGTTTCCTGAGCTATCTTGACATGGAGACATTCCAGTATGTGGAAGACGTGGTGGATGAGGACTACATCATTGACCGTGCCAAAGGTGAGCAGATAGAATGGCGCTGGGTGAATGAAGTATACGAGGGCTGGAGACTGCACGATGACATCTATTGCAACCTGCAGCCGTGCGATATCCAGCGCAACGAGATGAATAACCTTAGTACCTGCAAGCTGCCTTACAACGGCCGCAAGTACTCTGACACGCACTCTACCAACATATCAATACTCGAGATAGGGATACCGTTCCAGATACTGTATATCGTTACGATGTACACCCTGGAGAAGACCATCGCTAAGTCCAAGGGTAAGATAGCGCTGTTCGACAAGAAGACCATTCCCACCGATGGGGACTGGGACGAGGAGAAGTTCTTCTACTACGGTGAGGCACTGGGCTATGCTCTTATCGACCGGTCTCAACCCGGCGTAGACAAGACCATGAACCAGTACCACGTACTAGACTTGTCTCTCTTCGACCAGATCAAGCAGCTCATAGAGCTCATGGAATCTTTCAAGCAACAGTGGGACGATATCATTGGTATCACCCGTCAGCGCAAAGGACAGACATATTCCTCAGACGGGCAGGGCGTCAATGAGCGTTCCGTGTTCCAATCGACTGTCATCACCGATATGATCTTCCTGGGCTTTGAAGAGTTCACTGAACGGGAACTGCAAGGCCTGATGGATCTCTCGCAGTTCACCACTTCCAAGGGAGTTTACTCGCTCTGGAATGATGACGAGATGTTCAACCAGTTGCTGGAGATAGCTCCTGAAGACTTCCAGTTCGAAGAGCTGGGCGTGTTCGTGACCGGTGCCGCAGAGGAACTACGCAAGCTCACAGAGATGAAGCAGTATGCACAGGCCATGATACAGAACGGTGCCAAGCCCTCCACGGTACTGGAGGTGGTTGATTCTATCAATGTTGCTGAGCTCAAGCAGAAGCTTCGCCAGATAGAAGCTATCCAGCAGCAGATAGATGAGCAAACCGCTGCTAATGAGCAGGAGGCTGCAGCCGCGGCTGACCAAAGGGCTATGCAGATGAAAGAATACGAAGCAATGCTCGAGCGTCGCCACATGAATGAGGAGTATGATCGCAAAGAGGACATCGAGATGATCCGTGGTACGTTCAATACCTTCACCTTCCAGAATGGTGATTCGAATGCTAACCAAGTACCGGATGCTATTGAGGCACAGAGTATCATCCAGAACCAGCAGAAATTACAACTAGAGTACCAGAACAAGCAGGCTGACCGTGCTATCAAGAATAAGAAGCTCGATGCAGATATAGAGAAACAGAAACACGATATGACGATGGCTACTGAGGACAAGAAGCTGAAGAAGGAAAAGCTGAAGATAGACCGGAAGAAAGCTTCCCAGAAGCCAGCGGCCAGGAAGAAGTAAACACCAAACAGTAATATATGAACATCAATTTTGTACGCCTGTACCGTGAGAACGGGAACGGTGGAGGTGGCGGTACCAGTACCATGAAGCCACTCTCACAGATCATCGGAGGAAACGAGCAGATATTCACCCCAGCACCAGTAGAAGGATTAGAGGACGATGGCATTACCGTGAAGCCAGGCTACATCCGTAATGCAATGGGTGAGGTAGAGAAAGACCAGAATTATAAACCAGTACCCGACCCAAGGACTGGTCTCATGCCTGGACAGCAACAACCCGGGCAGCAACAGGCGCCACCTGAACCAAAGATCATCGAAGGGCTCAACGAAGATGGTAGCCTGAAAGAGGGTTATAGCTACGACCCGAATGCCAAGAAGGTAGTGAAGGATCCGAACTACAAACCACCGCCACCAGAGGGAGTAAACGAAGATGGCACTCTGCAGGCAGGCTACTTCAAGTCACCTGACGGTACTGTAGCCAAGGACCCGAACTATGTCGCACCAGAGGCTACCGAGGAAGAACAAGCAGTAGAATTCATTGCAGCCGTAGAAGCTATCACTGGTATCAAGTACGAGATCGAGTACCCGGCAGGAGTACTGCCCACAGATCCGCAAGGCGTAGCACACAGGGAGAACTTCATTCGTGAGAAAGCGATGCAGGATTTCGATGAGTATCTCTCCACCTCTGACCCGAGAAGCTATGCTTATCTCATGCATCGCCGTGCCGGTGGTAATGACGAAGATTTCTTCGGTGATTCCCGCGGGTTCCAGTTACCCAGTACCGAAGAGTTAGCGGCGTCTGCAGATGTGCAGGCATCCCTCTACAAAGAGGAATTGATGATGATCAACCAGCTCGACCCAACTACGGCTCAGCTCATCGTGGATGCAGCCATCAAGGACAATACGCTCAAGGACAAGGCTACCCTGTCATGGAACAAGCTTGACAAGGCACAGAAGGATCAGCTCGAAGAACTGAAAGCTGCTAAGACAGACGAGGAGAAAGTGTTCAGGGATTCACTCAACGTGCTGAACAACTCTATCAGTACGACCATCAAAAGTGATATGGGCTTTGTAGTTCCAGAGGCCATGCAGCCGGCGTTCCAGAAGTTCGTTATCGACAACCTACGCTACGAGAATGGCAAGTTCTTCATCGTGCAACCTTTCGGTACTGAAGGCATCAAGACAGCCATGGAAGCACTGTTCTTCCAGTTCCAGAAAGGTGACTTGCAAAAAATTGTTACCAAGCAAGCGAAGACAGAAGCTGCACATAGATTAAGGTTGAAATTGAAAGATCAAAAAGCGGCTCCTGGAAGCGGTACAGGTGATGGAAATGTGAGTACAAAGAACTTACCTTTAAGCAGTATTTTACCAACGCATGGTATAACCAATACACACTCAAATTAAAATCCCGCTATTATGACTTCACTCTTCCCCGCCATCAAGTTCCAGGTGCAGGAGCAGATATTTGACTCAAAGAGCATGCTCGATGAGACTAACTTCTATTCTCAGCGCCAGGGACAGCCATCGGAGCTGACAGGTGTACTAACCTACATCCTGGGTTCTACCAACAAGAACTATCCAATCTCCATGATGACTCTTGGTGGTGTTGGATTCGGTGTGAATAACGCTGCAAAAGAACTTGACGATGTACAGTTCCATTATCCTGTTATGGGTCATGAGACAAAGGCATCTGTCATCTTCTCTACGGAGTACGTTCCAGCAGATAAACCGGGTATCGGTCACGGTCGTTTCTATGCAACCTACACGGACAACTGGATCAAACGGTTCTATGTGATACAATCAGAGCGTGGCGTACAGGCGTACGTACACTCGGATGGTGTACCAATGGCATCGGGCGGTTACCGCTACGAACTCCAGCTTGACCCTGCAACTGCAGAGGACTACTGTAACCCTAACCAACTTGATCCGGGCGTGAAATGGATTGAACTGCACACTGCGGTGGCAGAATCTGAGTCCCGTTCTACCGAGAGCAAAATGGTTATGCCTGGTAAGTTCAAGAACCAAATGGGTTTCATGAGAGCTGGTATCTCATGGGCAGGTAACGCAGCGAACAAGTACATGCGTATGAAGATCAAAACAGAGACAGGCGAGTCTGACCTCTGGATGGATCTGGCCATGTGGCAGTTCGAGAAGCGTTGGATGGAGGAGTGCGAACACTACTACTGGTACAGCCGTTACAACAGGCTGGCCGACGGTACCATCCCATTGAAGGATGCCCTGACCTCAAAAGTAATTCCACGTGGCTCCGGTATGCTGGAGCAGATCACAAATAAGAGTACGTATTCAAAGCTCTCTTACAAGAGCCTTGCAAATAAAGTCGGTGATGCCCTATTCGGGCAGAACGATACTGGCGGTATGAACCTTACCCTCTTCGGAGGTACTGGTGCACGCCGTGAGTTCCACCGCGCCATCCTTGCAGAAGGTGGATCGTTCATCGGGCCAATGGGTGCAGGCAACATCGCTGACAAGTTCGTAACCGGTACCGGCAACTCGCTGATGCTTGGTGGCTACTTCGATGGGTTCTACCACATCGATGGCTATACCATCAAGTTCAAGCACAACCCTATCTATGATACTGGCCGTGTAGCGAAAGCTTCACCGCTGCATCCTGAGACAGGCTTGCCGCTGGAGTCTTACCGTATGACCTTTATCGATGATGCTGATGTTGACGGTCAACCAAACATCCAGCACGTAGCACAGAAGGGTCGTTCCTTCATCGAAGGTGTGCTTCGTGGATTGACACCGATGCCAAAGTCACTCATGATCAAAACCAACGGCAACACTTCTAACGAGCGTATCGACCTCGGTTCTACCCAGGACAAGAGCGAGTACACACGTATGAAGTCCGGTGGTATACAGATCCTGCGTGCGAATCGTTGCTTTGACCTTCAGTGCGTAGCAGGTTTATCCTAAGCGCATCACTTATATCATAGAGAAAGTCACTTACTGTTGGTGTTTTTCTCTATAGAAGTCCCGGCCCCGTAGGCTGGGATTTTCTTTTGCGAGTTGCTCGTATGGTGTGTTCTCACTACATTTGACAAAACATCAACACAATGGCAAAGACGAATTCTCAAAATCCTAACTCGAGACTGGTCACGATATTCCGTGCCGGTTCTCACCTGTCCCGGGCGCAAGGCGCTGAAGTGGACGACCTGTTCATGGACTCCAAGCAGGGCATTGGCTCCTACTTCGACTCAGTCAACTCACAGAAGGTAGCATCAGGACTGGACTTCAAAGAGGAAGCACTGCTTCTACCACTGATCATCGATGTACCTGCTGACGATCGCGAGTTCCGAAAGAAACTGAGCGAGTTCTACGCAGACATCAATACCAATGTACCGTTCGGAAAGGGAGTGACACTTGAGACCGGTCTGACAGAGAGCAATGACAAGGAAGTAAGCAAGGACAATTTGCCTATCAAACTCATCGATTACCTGAGATGGCGCCATGCACAAGGCCATCCCTGGGTCGCCACTTCCAAAGAGCAATCATCCGGTGACCAGACGTATCAATTCTATATGTTCGATCCAGCCAGCATACAAGGCAAGAATACCAAGAAACTTAAAGAGCAGGATGCTGCAATGCAGATATACCTGAAGATAAAGCACGAGCCAGAGACCATCGACCAGATGCTTACGCTGCTGGGTATCGAACCACGTGGATTCACAGGTAAGAACAAGGATGATCTGAAAGTAGAGGCGCTGCGTGAGAAACTGATGAGTGAGCCGGAGAGGTTCACCCAGATATACACGCAAGGTGACCTGGATATCAAGTACTGGATACAGACAATGGTAGCTACTGGTGTACTTAAAGAGATAGGTGGTCGCTTCATCAATGCAGAGACCGACAAGCTGGAAGCATCCAATCTCGAGGAGATGGTGTGGTACTTCAAGGATGAGGCCAACTCCGATAAAGTGACCGTGCTTAAGGCACGCATGCAGGAGGCACTGGCCCAGCTACCGGCACTAACCAAGCGGAAAACTGTTGTTCCGAGCAGGTAACTCGGAATACTAAGATATGACGGTACGGGAAATGCACATAGAGGTAGAGCAGTCTGTTCAACAGGTAGCTGCTAATCGTGGCCGGTCGTTCCTTCCCGAAGAGATCGACTGGATCCTCAACAAGGTACAGGACAGGTTCATCTTGTCCTGTCTTCGTCCACGGCAGGATGGATCTGGCGGATTTGAGCTGGACCAGGCAAAAGCCGACCACATCAGGATGCTGGTAACCAGTACCCGTACCCCACTCAGGGCGTACGAGGATGGCAATGAGCGCTACAAGGTGCACCTGCCACCAGACTATGGTCACCTGCTTGCAGACTGGTCATACTCCAAAGATCTCTGTGGCGGCGTAGCAACACTTGCGACAGAGACCCAGTTCATCACTTCTTTATCACAATCACGCAGCACACTAGCAGTACCGCCGTATTACATGAGTGTACTACTGGCCATGCCAAATGCGACCGTGAACATTCCTGCTGACCTTCCACCAGTTGCACCGTATGTAGGATACCGTGAGAAGGAAGACATCTCCTTTCTCGTGCCATGGATACTGTGGAAAGGCAAGATACTCTACTGGGAGAAGTTCGATGACCTCTACCTGCCTGGTAAATACATCACTGTTCTTACAGCAGCATTTGCAGGTTCAGTGATGATCACGGTAGATGCAGTACCGGATACAAACGAGGTGGTGAACACCCGTATCAAGACCTACCACACATCCGGCATAGCAAACCGCCACGATAACCGCCTCACAGCACAGGAAAAGATATCCAGCCTCAACTCCTCCCGGTACTGGAGAACTGCCCATTATAGCCCGCTTTCGGAGCTGGAAGGCATGAATCTCATCATCCACAGGGACAATAGCTTTATAGTAACGGGGGTAGGGATAAGCTATATTAGGAAACCTCAACCGATATCATTAGGTTTGAATTCCGATTGTGAACTGAGTGGAGAAGGAACCCATCAAGCGATCTGCGACCTGGCAACTGAATACATCAAGGGCACGGTACAGAACTCTGAAGGCAGAAGCATCAAAACTCAGGACATAGCAGAAAGGGTCACAATTTAAACTCTCAAAACTTATAACTCATGGTAAAGAACCGTTACTACAAAGACACACTCGGCATCTTCGCTGAAGTGATCATTGCACAAGCTGCATTGACAGCCGCAAGCGTAGCCGCATTTGTGGCACTTGTTGCTCCCGGGCAGATTTGGGCTTTCTGGACTGATACCAATCTACCACTGGCTGCAGGCGACACTGCATTACCAGCTAACAAGAACCGGTCGTTCTACTATGTGTGGAAAGACTCAGAGAACATAACGCACACATCGGCACCAATTCCAGTAACGGGTCTTAAGTATGACAGCAAACCTTATTCGGCGGGACAAGTACAAATTTCCGAGGTCACCTTCGGAGGTGTTGTATCGCCTACACAGATCTTGCATCTGCGAATACAGGATACGAGGGCCACCCAAATACCTTACCCGTTCTATACATACGACCAGCCATTTATCACTGATATCGCTACAACAGTAGCAGCACTAGCTGCACAGATCAATGCAGAGCCTGCTCCAAAAGCAGTATCCGCTGTAGCTGCTGCAGGCAAACTGACCGTCACTGGTCTGAGTGCTAAGTTCACTTTCAAGATGTCTGCTTATATCGAGGTAAGCCCTACAGCAAACATCGACCAGTCCCTGATCTCGTTCAACTATACCACTGCACCGGCACAAGTAGCCAAACTGCCTATCGGTGACCGTGAGACTGTAAAGGAACTGGAAGTGTACGAAACGATCAATGCAGGTGGTATCAACTACGCTCCGGAAGGAACAAGCGTAGACGAATGGCAAGAGCATAACAGCAACTCTGGCTCTACCACCCAGTGGGGTCTGTTGATGGTATACTCTTCCCGTATCGAAGCTCCGTCTACCGGTGTTCACCCGGCCCATAACAAGGCTTATGTGATCATCGCGACACCAACCGGACAGGAAGCGTTACTTGCGGCACTGTAATCAACTTCTACTATAACAAAAGTCCCCTCACACCGTTGTCGAGGGGATTTTTTCTTCTATCTTTAACTCATGGATACACTCGCAGCTATTACCGAGGAGATAGCCCAGCACCTGCAAAAGGAACTGGATGAGCCCTTTAAGAGGTTGCTTGGCGATAAAGTGAAGGGATGGCGCTCCACTCTACTCAGGCGTACACTCAAGGAAAATCCGCAGGAGCGGGTACATTTCAGGCAGGCACTATGGTTGAAAATGGAGCAGGTATCTCCAGTACCGGAATGTATAGATCCGGATGCACCGGTCTGTGATATCATGCGTTCCGTTGTGAAAATACCAGCGTCAGTAAGAGCCGGTGGCATAGTCTACGACTACGTAGGCGCTGTAGATGGCAACCACGGTTTCAAGCGCTCTGACCCGGGCATGCACTGGATGCTGACCAAGGGCAAGTACTCAAGCAAACTCATTACATGGAACCAGGTAAATGGCTATCTCGAAATATACAATGCTATCGGACTGCCACTGGTACGGGTGGATGGTGTATTTGAAGATCCGGAAGAAGTAGCAGCCATTAGCTGTGGTGCAGGAGGTGATTGTGATTTCTGGAATCAACCATACCCTGTGTCGGGTGATATCAAGCAATCAATCGTTCAGTCCATACTGGTAACTGACTATGGTGTAAAGACAACACCTGGGCCAGCCAACAAAGAGATTCAGGTAACACCTCAACAACAACTAC